CTAACCCCAGCAAATGATATTCCCGTTTTCTATGAACAAATTCACCTGAATATCGCCGATTTCCTGTTTGGTAACGGTGTTAAAATCAACGGAAACGGTGGACATTTCCAGTTGAGACAATGCGTTCAAATAGGCCAGTGTATCCACTTTCGGAGATTGCCATATATATTGGGTTTCAGGTGCAGAGGACGGATTGGAAGGATTGGACGTTGCAACCGTATCTTTGTCGCTTACAAAATCGAGAGGATTCTGTACAGAACCGTTGACAATGATTTCAAAATGCAGATGCGGCCCCGTAGACCAACCCGTTGACCCGACGGTTGCTATTTTTTGTCCTGCGCTGACGGTTTGACCTGCCGATACCAGCAAGCTGTTTGCATGGCCGTATCGAGAGGTAATACCGTTGCCGTGGTCAAGATGAATCCAGTTGCCAAAGGAGTCGGACCAACCTGCCGTTAGTACGGTACCCGCTTTAGTGGCAAGGATTGGCGCTCCCGTAGCAGCAGCCAAGTCAACGCCTTTGTGGAATTCTGCCCCCGGTGTAAATATGCCGTTGCGGTATCCAAAAGGCGAAGATACCATGGTATAGTTGGGACAAGGCCAAACATATTCGCTCATGTAATCTCCTCCTTATTACGGTATATTTAAAACAGTGCCGGGAAAAATCCAATGTCCCGTGCTGGAGCTGCCAAGTCCACGACTGCGTGCGGCAGACTCAATGGTATCCGCATTGAGGTCGTAGATTTCTTTCCATCGGGTGCCGTTTCCCAAGCAGCGCCGTGCAATGTCCCACAACGTGTCTCCCGATACCACGGTATAACTTTGATAAGACGGTGCGCCTGCACGGTCACTGTTGATATTTGCTTGATGTTCTATGACCTGTATGACTTTGGTAGCATAGTCGCGGTACTGTTTCAAGGTAACGGATACGGTAATATCAAATCCGTTCTGCACATCTTCCGTCACGCTGTATTCCTCAAGGGAAACCTTCATGTTGGTATCATGCAGAGGAATACCGTTAGGCAATGTGCGGGATACAATCAACTGAAACGGTTTGCGTTCCACCATAAGATTTTCCAGTATGTCAAGATAATAATTTGCCTGTTGAAAGCCGTCGGGATAGTATGCAAACGGATACTGCACCTGAGGCAGCAGCATTTCAAAGCTGATTTCGCTCAAGCCGGGTACTTTCAGCAAATTGATTTCACCGTCATTGATGAGCGTAAGTGTTTTGTTGTTTCCTGAGATTTTCAAATCGATTTTTTCGGGTGGTACGGGCAGTTCCGTATCGCCCAAATATACATGATAAGCCACTAATGAACCCCCTCTGCCGTTGATACCATGACTTCATGCAATTTGGCTTCCAAATGATTTACAATGCCGTCAAGGTCCATGTTTGAACTGATGCTGTTGTTGTTTGTCATATCGATTTTGATTTGTGAGGTAGTAAATCTGTTAATGACTTCCTGCTCTGCCAAATCCCGCATGTATTTTAAATCTTCCTGGGTAATTTCCAAACCATCCGCAATGCCTGCCGTGCTGTCGGCTATGCTACCCGTATTTGCCGCAATACCGCCCAAATCACTGCTGTAAGGCGACGTTTGCTGATTTTGATTCAATAAATCTTGAAGCGGATTTTCCGGTGTTTTTTCCGATTCTGCTCTGGCAGCTGCTATTGCGTCCTCCCGTTCTTGCTGTCTTGTCGCGGCCTCGGACTTCCAAGTGTCAATTTTTGCCCAACGTGCATCCATATCATTAATTAATGATTGCTCATATTCGTTAAAATCCATTTGTCGCGCCAGCTTTTGTTTTTCAAATCGTTCCCGTTCCATTGTAGCGAAAGTGGCATCCTGAATTGGTTCCACATGTACACCGGCCCAACCGAAACATGTGTTTAACAGACCGATAAACCAGTTAATAATTTTTATGGCACCATTACACATGGACTCCAGAATTTCCAAGGCAACTACTTTCATTTCACCCAGAATATTTTGTACCTGCATGCCTAACCACATGGTATTTTTGATAAGATTGTTCCAGCAATCAATGATATAGTATACACCAGACATCACACCAATTTTTACAGCGTCCCAGGCAATTTGAATCCAGTTGCACATGGTAAGCCATGCAGCTGTTAATCCACCGCACCATTGAACAAAAATGACGATTGCAGCAACTACCACACCAATTGCGATACAAATCCATGTCAATGGACTGGAAAGCAACGCTAAATTTAGTAACCATTGTGCAATTGTCCATGCAGCTACCGCAGCAACAATTCCCCATATAATCGGTTCAATAATTCCCCAGTTTGCCGCAACAAAGTTTGATATTGTGACAATCCAACTAAAAACAGTCATTGCAACCATTGCAAGACCTTGGAGAAATAAAATAGCATTACTCAAAAATGTTTGAAATTCAGGACTGTTTGCCATTGCACCCAAACGCTCCAAAACAGGCTGAAATACTTTACTTGCATTATTTTTAAAAACATCCCAAATTTGTGAAAATGTTATGGGCATGGTATTAAACGTTTCATTGATTGCCCCGGCGCTGTTTAACATTGCATTTTTGATGGTCTCTGCCGTGATTTGTCCATTCATTCCCATTTCATACAATTTTTCTTTTGGCACATCCAGATAATCGACAAGAGGTTGAACCATGGAAGGAACTTGTTTCAACATTTCCGCAAAGCCGATGCCGCTCAGAGTTCCTGAACCCATTGCCTGTGTGATTTGTGTCATTATGGAATCTTTTCCTTGCGTATCTGTACCCGAAATGGCAAACTGTTTATTGAGCAATTCCGTAAACTGTATCAATTCATCATTGCTGCTGAATTTGTCTCCTGCCATAAAACCCATTTGAGTAATCGCATTGGCAGTTTTCTGATAAGAAGCACGGGAACGGTTGGCAGAATCCATAATTTTCTTTTGCAGCTCATCTGTCGTCTGCATATTGTCATTCAGCAAATCAAGACGCGCTTTTGTATTGGTAATGGTATCCGATAAATTCAATACTTTTTTCAAATTTTGTAAATTGGCAATTGAAGATACCATACTTTGTATTTTTCCTTGAAATGCAGATGCCGCACTGCCTCCGTTATTAAGCTGAGCCGTAAGCTTTTTCTGACTGTTTGCTGCTTGCGTAATACTGTTTTTTGTTTTATTCATTGCCGCAGACATCTGATTCATTTGTCCTGTTGCGTGCTGTATCACAGTGATATTCACTGCTTTGCTTGAAATTTTCTGCATTCGTTCAAACCCTGCAATGACGTTTTCAATTGCCTTTTGCATATTGCGCAAAGGTTTTGTGACATTGTCTTTTAATTCGATAGATGTTTGTATTGTCTCTATGGTGATACCTCCTTTCTGAAAAAGGGTATAAAAAAAGCGTTTACAGAAATGTAAACGCTTCTTTATGAAATAACTTTTTAATCAAATACAGTTGTTGTCCGCATATCAGAGAAAAGTGTTATATTATCTTTTCTCCGTCAAATATAAACGATTGTATGGAATCACCGTTCCATACAAATTGAAATTCGGAACGTAACATTGCACCAAATGAATTTTGGGCATCCACATAAGCACTGACAGTAACGTTAAACGTATCGGGATCTTTGGAAAACTCCCATTCGGTAATGCCGGGAAATTGTGCTGTACTCGGCGCTGCCAATATAGATTTTACAGTCTCTTGGGACCAGTACTTATAATTACTTTCTTCATTTATGGTCAAAATAAAATTATTCAAATTTTGCTGTACGGTTTGGTCGGCATATAAATCTTTACCTGAATATACGATACAATTTACCGTATGATCTGCATTTAGATACAACCGAATATTATTGGCATTCTTTGTAGATATGAGATAACCTTTTGAACCTTCCCCATACAAATTGTCGCCGAATTCGTCCGACTGAATGGATTCAACCGTTTCAATTCCGCACGATTTTAGGATAGATTCTATTTGCTGTGTCTGTTCTTCTGTTGACATTGTAACGCTCTGTAAACGGTTATAAGGTTTTGTAGTAGCCATGATTACAATAATCAGTGTAACCACCAATACACAAATTCCCATAAAAATGAAAAAAGCAATCTTGCCGCCTTTACTCATTTTTTTTCTTGCTTTCGCCGCCATATTTCTCTCCAACTCCTTTTATATCATGTTTTATATTATATAATATATTGGAGAAAATAGCAATTATTTCCTGATTCTTTCACACATCTTCCTTATTTATCCGACTCTATCCTCATGCAAACACCGAAAATCATAAACATTGTTTTCTGTCTATCAGATACCACATGCTGCAATCATATGAAATGGAATTTGATAAATTTTTAAAAAGACAGAACAAAAGCGTTTACATTTCTGTAAACGCTTTTTTAGAAAAAAGTTTTTTATAAACACAGTTTCTGCTGTGTATCAAGCCTGCATATGCAAATAAGTTTGCTCAAACCATATGGTACAAACAGACCTATTTTATTCGGAAACAGAAATATTTGCTTTCAATGTTCCGTCTACGAGTTTAATGGAATTAGGCTGCACCGCTTTCATTTCCGCCGAAACTTGAATTGGCATTGTGGTATCGTCCAGCGTAAACGCTTCTTCCACTTCAATAGAAGCGCCCGGCTGGATTGTTTTCGTCTCATTTTCCATTAGTTTTCCATTTTCTGCCCCGAAAATATGAACACCTTTCAGCGAAACTCCATTTTGAAATACCTCTAAACGGGTTACACTGCCCGGCGTAATATTTTCATCACTGTTATTTGTAATGGTGTACTTTACAATTAAAGCAGTACCATCTGTAATTTCTTCGGTTCTTGCCGTATCACTGATTTCAAAATGATACGGTCCGATATCTCCTTTATTTTGTACCGCCGCAGTGCTTGTTGCCGCGGAACCGCTTCCTTCTGTAGAGGAACTGCTTCCGCAGCCCACCAAAGCGGCAGATACCACAGCACAAGCCGCTAACACGAAACATACTTTTTTCATAACTATTTTCTCCTCTATATTATGATAATTTACATTATATAATATATTGGAGAAAATAGCAATTATTTCCTGATTCTTTCACAAATTTCTCAAAGACGGAATAAAAAATACCAACTATCAAAAAGACAGTCGGTATCTGAAAGAAAGCTATCTTAATGGGAATTCAATCGAGCTTTCTTCTTCAAATTCGCTTTTAAAATTGATTTTCAGTGTAAGACTTTTGTCTGAAGCTGCAACTTCATTGGGAACTTCAAATAATATATAGCCGCTTTTAGACTCCAACGGCTGTACCGGCATACCTGACAAGTTATTATCAAATCCTGTCAAGCCCGAAATATCCGTATAGGTATAAGAACCGTCATATACGATAGCAGCTTCTATGTATTCCAAAGAAGATGCATCGGATAAGAACAGACCTACTTTTGAGTCTAAATTTTTAATATCTGTATCGATAATGACGAAAGTATTTCCATCCTTGGCTTTTTTCGGAGTATTTCCTTCTTGAAATGCAGTTTCAAATCGTATAGATTTTGGCTGAATTTCCCAATCTTTAAATGTTTGCATCTCTACATTTACATTTTGTTTTGATTCAGCCTCTGTATTGCTGCTCACCGCCGCAGTGCTTGTTGCTGCAGAACCGGTGCTTTCTGTCGAGGAACTGCTCCCGCATCCCACCAAAGCGGCAGATACCACAGCACAAGCCGCTAATACGAAACATACTTTTTTCATAACTTTTCTCCCCTTTATTATGATACATCATACCATATCACATATCGGGGAGAACGTTATCAATTCGTGCTTTACTTTCACACACTTTATTTGGTTTTGATTCCATGGCCAAACAGGAGCAAACGGTTCTGTTGGAACAACCGTTTATCAAACAAAGTGTCCTTCGCTGTAAACTCGCTTGCATATCACAACGGGGCACGTCAATCATCGGCTTGCGCAGACAGTAAGCTGCCCGAATATTGCAGGGAAACGTCTCCTCATCCGTTGGAGTAAATGCAATTATTTGCTTTTGGATTTCATACGCCTTGCATCTTTTTTATCCTGTTCTATCTTTAATTGGATGCTGGCAATCACAAATGCCTTTTCCTGTCTGTCCAGCGCCATGTACTGCGACGGCAGAATTCTGAGCTTGTGTAAACAGTAATACGCAACATTTGCCTCAGAGTCACCGTCGCAAATCAGTTTTTTGCTTCTTCCACCAATTCATCCATTGTGGTTTCAAAGCCGTTTACTTCCTGTACTTTGGTTAGGTAGTTGTTGTATTCGCCAATGTTCAAAATTTCTTTTAACAATGCGTCTTCTCCCATTACGCCGTAGCTGTTTTGCAGCTCTGCGTCAGCCAAGTCCGGGTATACGGTACATGCGGCTGCCAATTTACCTAAATATAAGTACATATCCAATTCCGGAGTAAAGGAATTCTTTTTGCCCGGAACCGGTATCTGTTTGGTACAAGCTTTTTTCAAAGCGTCGTCTTTTCCCGGTGAAATGGCTCTGATTTCCCATTCCACAGGCGTTCCGTTTTCCATAATGCGTTTGGAAGCTACGTATTTCACATTCTCTGTTTTCTGCACGTTTTGTGCCAAAAATGCCGCTAAATTTTTTGCCATGCTCTGTCAACCAACCTTTCTATTGTTCCATGCCTTGCAACAACTTAAATTGTTCCGGAATTTCAAAATCTTCAAAAGTGAAGTCCATATCTTCGTCCAAGTATTCCGCGTCCGCATCGAATTTTGCAAGGATGCCGCCGTCTACGTTGCAATCCTTCAAAATGACGGTTTGTCTGCCTACCGAACTGGTTGGGTCTTCATTTGTCACCTGAATATCAAAATAAACATCCTGACCCGTTTCTTTGTAACGGTACATCAACATGCGAAACACGCTGGTGTTGTAATGGAATGTTGCCGACCCGGTACCTGTCCAGCTGGTGGCTTTGTTGCCCTTGCCTGTTTTGCCCAAAATCGGAACTTCTGTTTTGTTCTTTTCAAAATTCGCCTCAAGATTAATCGCCTGCATCAGATTATAACGTTTATCCTCAATGGTAACATAACATTCCGCCAATGAGGCGCTTACGGTGTCTTTTGCGTGCATTACGCTTCTTGCCATTGTTTTTGTCTCCCTTCTAGTTTACGGTTACTGTCATGTACAAATGTGTCATAGCGTCCATTGGTTTTACGGTATCCGTTACCACAATGGACTGTCTGCTGTCACCTTGTGCCACCACAATATTGGCAGTATCAAATGTATCAATCGCCTGCATACGCTCCAACTCTTTGTGATGATCCACAAGCGCGTTCCAGAAGCTGGTACGGCCGCTTTCATTGTTTGGAATTTTTCCCAAAAAGCGGTTGTTGAAAATCATAGCGGTGTCAATTGCAATTTGGTCTAACACGCGAATGACTTGATTGCGTGAAAAATCTTTGCCTTTTTCTTCGGTCACGGTCAAAAGGGTATTGATATCATCCAATACTCTGATGCCGTTGCCTACACGATGCAATACATATTTGCCGTTTTGCAGCGCAGAAGCCAACTGAACTTGTGTATAGTCGGTTTTTACGCTGTATTCGCCGTCATACACTTCATTGGTTGTGGATTTATTCACAGCACAGCCTGCCTGTAAGCCGGCTACCCAGTACACCAAGTCGGATACTTGTGCGTCCGAATCCGCAACTTCATTTTCCACGCTGATAATGCCTTCATAATCGGCATCGCTTTTTTGATGCAATACGGTTTGGAATTTCACACCCACTTCATCGCGAAGTCTCTTTGTAAATGCTGTAAACAATCCTTTGATTTCCGATGTTGTGGAAGTACAAGCAAGTACGTTAAAGCTGAAGGACTCGATTTTGTCCAAGAAAGCCTGATATTCGGTACCTGTCACTTCATCGCCGTTGGTACCGCCTGTCATAGGTGTACCCGCATCCTCTTCCAACGTAAGGCCGGGAGAGAATTTGACAAAATCATTGTCTTTGAGTTCTGATTTTGTAATTGCAATTTGCTCATCAACGGTTACGTTGTCAAAAGTGGTAGTCACATCAAATTTGGAAGGTTCGTCCACATTTGCGGCAACGGAAATTCTGATTTTGTTGCCCAAAGCGCCTGTATAAACAGCGGAACCGTATTTGTTGGTAGCTGCCACGCCTTTGTTCAGTTTATAAAAATAAGCGGATTTGGCATGTAAGAACAAATCTCTGATGCCTTTTAGTTTTGCATGATTGTACGGATAACCAAATAGTTTTAAAGATTCATTTTGCAGCATTTGCGCTGTTACTTCAAATACCTGGTTATCAGGACCCCATTCCAAATTCAGGGGCATAGCCACAACGCCTCTGTCGCTGACAGCAGAGCTGACGGACGCAGCGCTGATAAAATTGATATATGTTCCCGGGAGCACCTTATTTTGAGATGCCCAATTTCCTCCACCAAGTGCCATTATTTCACCTTACCTCTCAAAAATTGAATGATTAATTTATCTGTATCTTCGGTTGTGTAGACGCTGTAGTCGTCCAGCATAACGCTCAAGATATCCACAGTATCTCTGTATCGTTTTGATTTTAACAGCTGTTCTTTTGTATAGCGAACAGGCTCTTTATTGACGGTTTCTTTTTTGGTTCTCACTGCTGCCATCTGTATTCTCCAATCCTTGTTCTATTTTTACGTCTGACATCGCATGTTCGTCGGCTGCGGCATCCTGCGTCACAAAATTGTAATTGATGAGACAATGCAGCACGCCGTTTTCCCTTTTTGTGTGAAAATCGCTTCCAAGAAAGCGGTTGTCTTGAGCAGATGTAATCATGCGCAAACAATCACACAGCCGGATTAATACCTCACACATATCCTGCTGGGTTCCCGCTTTGCTGAAATACTGAATGTCAAAGGCGCATACATTGGTGCGTCTTGAACCCAAATACGGAACAACGGAAAAAGTCAAATGTTCAATCAAAAAGCAAGGTTTGACCTGCTCTTGCTCGGGCATATCCGTATATACGGTGTATTCCTGACCGAATTCATCGGATACTGCAGTGGAAATTGCTTGTAACAGTTCATTTATCATACGTGAAAGATATCCTCCTTATACGGTTTCACTGTTTGTCGACTCTTAAGCAGCAGCCTGCGCTGCCTGCCGTGATTGTTTTCACAAAATATTCTGCTCAAAATGCAGAAAAGTTTGTTCCATTATCGAAAATATCCGTTTTAACAGAACATGACAACCCTCACTTGGGCAGCAGCCTGCGCTGCCCGCTGTGACTGTTTTCACAGAACATTTCGCTCAAAATGCAGAAAAGTTTGTTCTATTATTGTAAATATCTGTTTTAATGGAACAATGACAAATGACATTCCAAATGAAAGGAACGGTGCCATGTGTCGGCACATAAGTATTTTGCCTGTATGACGGTCATCGGCGCGTCCGCCGCGTTCCGTCCAAGCTGCCTGTTTTCAGCGTTCCGCGGTATGCTTTGGAACAGACATTGCGTTCTTTTCCTTTGTTATGAACTTTGTCCATTTTAATCATATCAAAAGTACAGTATCACATTCTATAACATCATTGCATTGAGCGCTTTTCCGTGGAGCCTGTACACATGCATATAGCTGTAACACATCTTTGCGGCAATGTCCTCCCAGGTACAGCCGTTGATGTAACGGTACCGCAGCAGCAATTTTAATCGCTCTTCCGTTACGGTATTGAGCGCAGTTTCAATTTCTTCTTTTACTTTCATGCGCTGTTCTATTTTTTGGTTGATTTTGTCCTCCTGCTTTTCCAGCTTTTCAATGGTAGATTGTATCTTGTCACCGCTGCCCGTTCCTTTTGGTACAGCGCTGTAGGTAGGGGTAATTTTGGTACCCAGTTCAAAAATTTCGCTTTTTTCCAATAATAATTGACGAATCTCGCTGTCTAATTGTCTGTATTGTTTCAAATAATCTTTCTTTTCCTGAAGATTCATGTAAAAATTCCCCTCTCATTTTGATACTTTTTATTCTCTGCTTTTACTTGTGCTGTTTTGTTCCTCCTCCGCTTTCCGTGAATACTGCTCTCCGTTGCGGCACTGTGTAGCAACGGAGAGCGCCACCTCACAACATCATATTTTTCACTGCCATAAACGCCCCTTATAACACTGCACCATACTGCCATAATACAGTCATGCCAAACCGCAGTATTTCTATGGCTGTATCTTATAACCGCAGTGCTATAGCTTCTTTGCTATCACCCTCATACAAGGCGTATTGCCTTATGCCATCCATGCAAACACCTTTTCTATACAAGCACGTATGCAAGGCAGCTGTGAATTTAAGATAAACATGCACTGCATGCCTGCGCGTACAGTCACTGCGGTTGGTATTGTTTTAACCGTTGATTTTTCGCTTTATCCTTGGATAAATTGAGCGAATAAGGATGTGTCTTTTGAAAAATTCTGCTTCCCACCGCCTCATCGCAGGCAATGATTTCCTTTATGGTCATCTCGGAAGAAATGATGGTAATTCTGTCTTGATTGTACCTGTAGTTGAGAATCTCAAAGGCCAAATTAATGTCACCCTGTGTGGGCGGCGTCTTGTTACCTTCGCTGTTGACGGAAGTTTTGAAAAAGTCGTCAATGTACAGCACGGGAACAGACTTGAGCTCCTGCAATAAACGCTCATATTGGGCGCTCTCATGCATGATACGTTTGAGCTTTGCGGATTCATCCTTCCAAAGCATGTACTTTGCGCCGTATCCTTTTTGGATGAGCTGCCCCACCAACGCCGTACAGATATGCGTTTTTCCCGCACCTGCCTGTCCGCCGATAAAGAACCACCTGCCGTTATGGTCGGATAAATACCGCAGCGCCTCCTGTTTGATTCTCACCTGCCACGGCTCCTTTGCCGAATAGCGTTCAAAGGTATTGGTACGCAAAACGCTTTCCAATCCGCTTTTGCGTATGCGGGCAAGGGTCTCCCGCGCAGGCATACATTCGCATTCCTGCGCCACCAAATATCCCTCTTTTACCACATACCTGACTCCTTTGTTTTTGCACAAACGACAGTCATATCCCTTTAAGTCTCCTTCCAGCGCATTGAGATTGTTACAGTCTCTTTGCTGCGGGTCGTCACAGGACAGTACCATATTCTTCAGTTTCTGCTTCACTTGGTCGGGCACCATGTTCAGTATCTGTGTTTTGTAATCCATTCCAACTCCTCCTTTCCCACATTCTCACTGCCGCTTTCCAGTCTTTCATCTCATTGCGGCCCACTTTCCAGCCGTTGGAACAATAGTAATCCATAAAATGCGCAGCATTGACCGTGTTGTTTCTTTCTTTGCAGTATGCTTTTACCTCTTCCTCCGTGGGAGGAACAAATGATTCTCCCCGCGTGTGTTTGTTGTTCTTTTTCTTGTCTGTCGTCTCTGTACTGTTTTCTCTTTTCTCTGTGTAACAGTTGGGTAACACCTGCAGAACATTGTTCTGTGGAACTTTGTTCTGTGGAACATCGTTCTGTGGAACATTGTTCTGCGGAACATTGTTTTGTGAAACATCGTTCTGAGGTACATCGTTCTGCGGAATCTTACCCGAATGCAATTGATTCGCCCGTTCCGCCCGCAATCTGCGCATCATTTTTGCTTTATCCGTTTCACTGCCCACCATCTCCTGCACCTGCGGCAGATAGATTTCTCCGATTTGAGAAATCTGCACGATTCCAATGGATTGAAACAACTGCATTGCAGCCCGAACCGTGTCGATGTCACAGCCGGTCAGTCTTGCAAGAGAATCCGCGTCATGAGGAATGAGCGTTTCTCCCACAAGACGAATCAGTCTGCCGTTGGTACGCAGGGATTTCAAACACAATTTTAAATAGAAATTGCTGTACTTTTCCCCGTTGGTTTGAGATTCCATATACAAAACGGTGTCATCTTCAAAAAACGTCTCCGTCAATTTGAGCCAATAATACTTCTTTTCCGCCATAGCTTCCCCCCTTTCCAATCTGTCTCTGATTTCCGCAGCAGCACATTGCACCCGCCGTATTGGTCCGTACCGTTTCAAAGCACAAACCGCTTTCACGGCAAATTATATTTCGCAGCGGTTTGAAGTTTGTTTCCCGTAAAAATCTCCGCAGGAAAATCGTTTCTTATTCCAAGTACAGCTCGGCGTCACTTTCAAAAGAACATATGTTCTTATAAAATAAAAAACAAAATTTCCTATCCTTCCGTTGGAATACGAAACTATCCCTTCCATGTTATCCTGCCTTTTTCTCCTTTCGAACTTTTGTAAAACGACGGGATGCAAAGGCTGTTTTCTCCCCCTTAGTCCAATCCCCTGTTTTCCTGATGTGGTTTGGAGTATCGTTGGATTTCATGGTTTTTGCTCTCGTCACGGCTTGCGGGGTATGTCTTCTTTTAGAACCAAACATGGAATTGATTCCCGCCAACAACGCAATCAACGCAATACAAATCCCCTCGCCTATGAAAAAACCCGCAAAGTCCAGGTGTCCAAATTGAAATGCTCCCACAACGCCCAAGGCTGCCATGGTACAAACAAATGTAAGGACAATGGTAAGCCAATCTGCTATCTTTCTTGTCATGTGTTTTCTCCTTATAATTCAGTTTTCTAAACTTTTAGATGAAAAAAATTTGCTGTGTATGCTGTATCCTCCCAAAAAAGGCGGAACCAACAACAAAATCTCCCCTTGCAAAAGAGAACCTTTCATTGTTGGCAATTTACCAATCTATTGATATGATCCCATCTTTCAAGGATACGGAAGCAACGTCGCTGTCACCTGCCAATGAAGCACACGCTCTCCTGTGCAAATATCTGAGATTTGCACAGGGAGTGTGCGGTACATTTGGCATTGTACCCTCCTCTATACAAATGTATCCAATATCACAGCACAATTCATAAGTTTAGTTTTTATAAACTTATCCTAGCATGAAACCGGCAGAATGTCAATGTAAAAATCCATAAGATACCAATTTTTTCATAATTCATGAAAATAATTCACAAAATATAAATTGTAATTGATATTTCTAAACTTACGTGGTAAGATAGCACTACAAAGGTGGTGTACCCATGACAAAAGAGAAATGTGCCGACCGATTGCAGGAGGCATTGCATCTCAGACGCATGAAGCAATCGCAGCTGTGCGAGATGACGGGAATTCCGAAAAGCGCCATGTCGCAATATGTAAACGGAGCATTTGAGCCAAAATATGACAGGCTGGAGTTAATCAGCAAAGCCCTGGAAGTAAACGAAGCTTGGCTTATGGGATACGACGTGCCAATGGAGCGGGTCGGCAACAAACATCCGGGAGAAATGGGCTACGGCTATGTACAGCATACCAAGGCCATGAACAAAAAAGCGCTGGAAGAAACGGGAAACGGATTGCCTGACGGTGACCGAGAAGCAGCGCAAGCGTGTCCTGCGTTACAGGAACGGCCGCAGTACCACAAGACCCATACAAACAAAACAGCCCCACAGCCAAAACAACCCTGCCCTGCCGAGTACGGAGAGGATTCCGACTGTTTCAAGATGACAGCATCGGATGACAGCATGAACGCCGCACGGATTTATCCGGGCGATACCTTGATTGTACGCCGTCAAGCGCAGGTGAACAACGGAGAGATTGCCGTAATTGCAGTAAAGGGAACACCTGTTGTCAGACGATTCCGAACAGAACATCAAATGATTCTGCTGGAACCGCAGTCTTTCAATGCAAGCTACACAGTACAGTTGTATGCACAGGACAATCCTGACATAGCGGTGTTGGGAAAAGTGGTAAAAGTGGAGTTTGATTTGGAATAAACGCAGCAGTCTCAATGGAGGCAGCATATCATAGATGTATGCGCATATCCATTACAAATACTTGAATCATAAGAGGGAGAACATATGAAAAAAGCAATTTTATTTCTGCTGGCAACTGCCTGCACCGCATGTGTCTTTGTAGGATGCAGTACAAGCACCGTCAGTCAAGAAACCGTGTCGGAAGCTGTTTCCTCCGATACCACCGTATCCGAACCCGAAAGCATACCCGAGGAAGCGCCCGCAGAAGAAAGCTCTGCCGCACCTTTGGAGGAAGCACCCGCAGAGGAAACCACCACACAAACTGCCGCAGCACAGCCCGATTACAGCTACAATACGCAAACAACCGCAGACCCTTATGCAGATTGGGTTCCGTACCATACAAGCAGTCCCACAACACTGGCACAGGCCATGGCAAACGGATATGTGGTGTATCACAACGGACAATACTTAGCATCTCCGTATTATTTCAAGATGCTGTCCAATCAGAAAGTGGTATATTTTAAAGATGTCTCCCCCGAGACAGAAAGCAGAGACAGATTTGCCACAGCAAATCAAAGCATCAGCGACTATCAGTTGAATTCTACATCGTCTTACGTTTCGGGTTCCCTGACAGGAATTACCTCTGCCCGTCCCAAAGAAGATTGATTCCAACGAAAGCACAAATCCACATCATCAACAAAAATACATCTTCAGAAGTGAGATACACTCAAATCCGATGACGGGTTGACGTGAATCGCATTACCACACAGACGGCCAACAGGCAATGTGATGCCTGAAAGGACATATCAAAAGATTCATAAATGCAAAAAACGGTGTGCATCCATGATGAAGCCCCGAAAAAAAGACCGTAAAAAGAAAAGCCTCCAATCGTACTTCTATGCTGCGATTGGAGGCTTTTTATTTCTATTTATTTTGTAGGCAGGACAACCGTCTTGTTTCGTTCCACATTTGTTCCGTAAACAACAAAACCGCTTCCCTTTCAAGTGTCTTTGGGTCTTGGGACAAACCGTTTGCTGCATTTCCCACTGCATCTCCTTTGTTACAAGCTTTGACAACCGTACAGCTTTGCCGCCGTCAAGGGCAATTCCGCTGTCAAAGGCAATTCCGTATATTTAAAAAGGTATCTCCAATCATGTCCAAACATACATGACCACTGTGCACGTTCCGTTTTGCGGTCTGTACCGAAACTCCCGTTCCGCTTGCCCTTCCTACAAAACAAACCAACAACTATTCCCGCATTTTTGAAAAAAAGCGCAAAGTCTTTCCCTCTCACTGCGTCATATTTTTTGTCTTAAGTGAAGTTTTGGTACCCTGTTGGGAGCGTTTGCATGTTGACTCCCGGCATCACCCCTAATCGTCCTCCATGCAAACCGGATTATCCTTTTTTCTGCCGCCGAACCGGAATTTTCACGCTGATTTTGAGGGTTCGTCCGACAACACGGGGAGTGGTTTTCCCCGTGTTTGCAATAAAAAAAGACCCTTTCGGGTCGCTTTGTGTTCTCTCTTTTCTCGCCTTCAATATCTTTTTTTCCCTCTTGAGGTTGTTTTGGGGTGGTTCGGGACAGGTGTCTCCCCCGTTCACGATGACGGCTCTCGTTGAAAGGAATTGCATTCGGCGCGATACCTCTGATGTTCGAGAGAGCAGACTCCTATGGTTCAAACATCGTCGGTTTGGTTATGCTTCAAAAAAACATAGGTTGTCTCATCCGAACGCTGCAGAGAAAAGCGATAGCCCAGCCGTTCAAACGCTTGTAACTCTTTGAAATGCTTTATCTGTTTTTCAGCCATGTACCGTACCATTTCGCCGCGCATCATTTTACATTTTGTGCCTTTTTCAACCACTTTATCCTCTTGCAGCTCGCCGAAAATACAGGTGAGAAATTTGACGTGCTTCGGCAGATAGTTGGAAATGCATCGACTGTATTCTTTCGATGCCAAATTTACAATCGTATCGGTTTCGCAAAACAGCGATTGCGCAATCGTATCTCCCCAGAATTCATAAAGATTATGACAGCCATCAACAGATAACTTTGCCTGCATCTCCAGCCGATACGGTGTCACGCCGTCAAACGGACGCAGGATACCGTAAAAGCCCGATAATATACGAAGATTATGCTCCAGATAAGCAAGCGCTTTATCCGTAAGCACACTGGGCGCCAAATAGCGGTACTGAATGCCTTCGTAGGACATAACGGCAGGTGTCAGATTGCGGTGCAAATCCATCTTTTGCAATCGTTCGTAATTGAGTGTTGCAATTTGGTCATTACAGCACCATAAACGTTTTAAATCTGTGTAAGACATACTGCACAACTGTTGATGAAGCCGTTGGGTTTGAGGCAGCAACTGCGGCAATCCATGACAATCAAAGCTATCTGCGTCTTGGTTCATTTTCTTTGCGGGAGAAATTATGATTTTCAT